TGACCGGCGTCAGTCGGGTCCCAGTACATCGGGAACGACATTTCTTTCGCGGAACGGCGCCCGCCAATGAACACTTCGGTTTCATCGGCGATGGAGGTTACGTTGATGTCCGTTTTGTCGCCACCGCTGAAGCTGATCGTGCCAACGCCAGGAATGGTCGTCAGCGTGGCCGAGACAGTGTATTTGAATAGCGTTCCGGCAACTGCCGTAAATGTAGCCATGGCGGGGCTCCTTCTGCCTCACGGCAGTAGTTGAAGTGGTTGGGGGCCTTATATCCCCCTCGCCGGGTGTCTCACGACATGCCGGAAAACTAAGTGATGATACTCAACGTCTGCGCCACAGCAAACAGCCCGCGCGCCGCGGCCTCTTCGCTTACGAGGTCGCTTTCGTCCGTGACCGTGCAGCGCTTGAACGCCACGGTGCTAAATGTGCCTGTCACGTTGTCTAGGTCGGATTTCGTGGCCTCCGCACCCGCCCATGCGGCTGATTGGGATGCGGCGTAGTGTATGATTTCCACGCCATATTCGCGTGGTGCTCCAGCGCCGTTGATGTGCTGCGCAATGCGACGGCAGGAGGTTTGGCGAAATGCCATAAACGGCGCGGTGACGCCCTGCGTTTCGTAGCACCAGAACACTTTGGACGCGCCGTAGTGGGCGATTGTGGCGGTTGCGTCGGTGCGGAGGTGGGCACCTAGGGCTTCGGGGAGTGTCATGATCCGTAACTCACCGCGTCACGTGCGTAAATATGCAACGATTCGTGACGCTCTCCGGGGTTGCTGAGGCCCGTGATGTCGTAGTACCGGCCCGCGTATTTCAGCCGGTGGCGCGTGGTGAGTGTGTCCATGTACAGCGCCTCAAAAACTACGGCGTCTTCCTGTTGAAGCGCGCCCGCTACCACCACTTCACGCTGTGTCAAGTTGCGCTTGTGCGCCCAAAACTCAAGCGCCGGGGTATCGCTCCATGACGGCTGCGGGTCGCCCGCGTCGCCCGTGGTTTCGGTGCTGGCGAAGGCTTGAACCCATGCGTTACGCTGGCCGGTGCGGGTCATCGGATAATCCAGTTGGCTAGCAACGCCATGGCCCCAAGTTCGACTTGCTTGGATGTCACAACGGCCGAATCACCGACGCCTACGGCGCTGCGGTTTTCGTAGAAGTGGGTCGCAACCAGAAGAATAGCCGCCTGGATCTCGTATGGCGCATCGGCTGCCGTGGTCCACCCGCAGATAAACTGAATTTCGATAGGGTCGAGGACGCGCAGGGTTGTGGATGGCCAAGATTGGTTGTAGGACAGGGCAAGGACTCCCGGATCGCGGGCGGTGGATACTTCCCAGTAGTCCGTCGAAAACGTAGTCTGCGTGCCCGCCGTGTCGGTGTATTTCACGTGGGTGACAGACTGGAGCTGGCCAAACGGCAGGTCGAACCTATCGCCGAATGGCCAGGAGTCCAGGAACCACTTCCAAGTCTGCGTCACCAGCTTGCGCCCGGTGATCGTCTCAACGTATGCCTGCGCCGCCCGCACATACGGCTGATACTGCTCGGGCGGTTGCCCTGCCGCGCGCGCGTGCGCCTCCATTTGCGCATCGGTGATGGCGAATTCGGTGGGCGCGGTGACGAGTTGGTAGGCGTGGGAGGTCATAGGTGAAAGGGCGGGGCGGAGGAGCCGCCCCGGTCAGGAGAGAGAGGGTTAGTCGATAACGGAGTTGGTCGTGGAATTCCCGAAGCGCGGGTTGTTCAGCACGATCAGGATGCCGCCGAGGACAGGGGAATCAACCACTTCCACCATCTTCAAGCGCACGTACTTATAGCCGACGCTTGCAAGTTCGGCTTGATCCACTTCGATGACGTACACCTGCGAGCTGCCCGCCGTGGTAGCGAAGCCCGCCGTGGTGGCGGCTGTCATAGCGCCGTTCGTGTCGTTGGGGGTGATGGCGCGGTAGTAGAACGGAACCGCCGTCGTGTTACTCGGGGTGACGTCGTCGCAGGCTTCGACAGTGACGGTCGACGTGCCAGTGGCGCCGACGCCCTTGTAGATGATGAACGTCGCGGACTGGTGGCCGGTGATGTCCACGATATCTGAGCCGGTCGTGCCGGCGAACGCATCGGCCACCGGGTCCAGGCCCTTGACCACATGCTTCGTAGCGAGAGATTCGTAACGCATAATGAGTTTTCCTTGTGGCTTCGTAGGCGAGGGCGGTGGTTAGCCGCCCTCCGGTGGATTAGGCGCGGACGGCGGTGGTCACGAACGGAGACAGTGTGTTGCTGCCCTTGAACGGCGTGATCGGCTTTTTGACGATGCACTGTCCGTTGAAATCATGGCTCCACTTGAACGCCATTTCGTCGTAAATGAAGCGGACGTGCATGGACGTGGCCGAGCGGAGGCCACCTTGCTCGATAAGCGCGTATTTCGACTTGTTCGCCAGCACCACATCGCCAGCGGTGCCGAGGGTTTCAGCCTGCTCCACGATGCGGATGGGATAGCCAAACAAAGTGCCGTAGTACGGGGAGCCCGCCGCGTTGTTGTTCGGCAGAAACACCGGCTGCTGGCCAATGGTCATCAATGGAAGCTGGCCGATGCAGTCGCGGTTGAGGAGCCATTCGACCGTATCGCCCGGATCGGCGTACAGCCGGGACAGCATGGCCGTGGCGTTTTCAATCACGAAGGTGGCGGCGGTCTGCGCGGCCTTCTTCGCAACCTGCACCAGCAAAGCCGTGCCTTCATGCGCTTGCGTTGCAAAGCCCAGGCACTCGCCGACGCCAGTACCGCGCCAGATTTCGTTGTCCTTCACAAACGCGAATTCCGAGGAAAACGCGTTTTGCAGGATGGCGGATGTGGCGGCGGAATTGCGGATTTGGCGCTCGCTGACGTAGGCAAGGCCCTTCAGTGACTCCAACTTGAGTTCCATCCGGTTGATTTTCGGCTTGGAAGACGTCGGCGCGTCGGTTTCGGCCGCGCGGTACACGCGAACGCCACCCCAGCGAGAGCCAGTCGCGCGGGAGGTTTCGTCGATGTATGGCAGTTCGACGCCATCGAACCCTTCGGAGATCGGAATGGTGAAGCATCCCGGCGCAATGCGGCCCAATTCCGCGGCTTTCGCGAGAATCGCGGTGCTAAAGTCGGTCTGCATCAGGAACCCGCCCTCAGTGCCAACGGTCGAGTTCATGCCCGACGCGGCGAGGTTGGTTTCCATCAGGCGCTTATCAATAGTGCCGCCCTGCCCCTGGAAAGAGCCGCGCGGGCTCTGCGCGCAAGCGATGGCGAAAAGCTGCTCGCCAAAGTTCTCGAAGGGCCGCTTGGCTTCGTTGTCGCTGAGAACCACCGCCGGCTGACGGGTCACATTTGCCTTGGCCAGTTTTTCCATTTCCGCGTAGGCGTCAAGCTGCTCTTGCACTCCTGCCTCTTCAGCAATGGCTGCCTTGGTGGCGGCGAGGTGTTCCGTGATGTTGTCGGGCTCGGCGACAGCGGTAAGCGCCTCGCGTTTAGCTTTGAGCGCGGCAAGCTGTTCAAGCAGTTGCTTTTTCTTCATAGGGGCTCCATTGCGCGCGTCCTTGAACCGGCATTCCATGCCGGTGGCGCGTGTGTGTTGGTTGGTATTCAGCGAGCGGATGAGCGGAGTCGAATGTATTCGTACTCGGCTCTGGCTTTGCTGTCGTCTGCTTCGCTGGCCGCGCCAGAGGGTGCAGAGAGGTCGGTGAAAAGTTTTGCCGGTACTTCCATTTGGCAGTCACTCAGAAATTGGGCGGATGGGTCAGCACCGCGCGAGACGAGCGAGACGTGGAACGGCTGCCACTTGGTAGCGCAAAGATGCGGAACGCCAGTCTCGACCGGTTCGGCCTTTACGAGTTCGCCGGTGATTCGCGCGCCCATGGAGACGTTGGCGAGCACGCCACTTTTGATGTCGCCGATGAGCCCGGCCATCTCCTGTCGGTCTGAGAAGCGGACGAAGGCCCGACCGGTTCCTTTGATTTCGGCGCGCTCGATGACGCCTAACGTGTGGTCAATGTCTTCGACGTGATCCACAACGAACGGGGCCCGGCCGCTATTCAGAAACGACAGATCCACGGCGCCTTCGTCCAGAGAAAACGAGAGGTGGAACATCTTCCGGCCGTCGGTGCGCAGCACGGGCGTGCCCGCGTAGAACATGATTTCACGGACTTCTGGCGCGTTGGGTTGAGCGGCGAGGACTTGCCCGCCAAGGATGAATGTCGTTTTCACTGCGCCACCGCTTTCTGCTGTTGCTGTTGCCCGGCCATCGCCACCGGGATCATCGCGCCCTGCACCATGTACACTTCGCCGCCCTCGTAGGGGTTGCGGTTGTCAATGGCGCGAATTTCATTGGCGTTCAGGACACCGATGTTGCGCATGGCGGAAAGGTAAGCCGCGCGGCCCGCGCTATCCCCGCGCATGAGTGCATCCAAATTGAACTCGGCATAGAATCGCTCAGACTCGCGCGGCCCGAATAGCTGCATATTGATGCGCCGTTCGATACGGGTGCATTCCGGGCGAATGGTGTTGGTTGCCCACTCAAGGCCCTGGTGCTCGATGTTATTGTTCGTGCTTCGCGCCAGTTCGCCGATCATGTGCAGCGGCACTCGATACGCGCGGGCAATCTCTTCGATTTGAAACTTGCGGAGTTCCAGATATTGCATGTCCGTGTGGTTCACGGGTACAGTCTTGATTTCCATGCCACCGTCTAGAATGCCCAGCTTCCCGGCGTTCTTCACGCCGCCGAAGCGCTGCATCATGTAGTCGAGGAGCTGGAACTTTGCCGGATCAGCAAGCGAGTTCGGCGACGTGATGTAAGCCATCGGCGCCGCATTGTTGCGGAAGTAGTTCGCTCCGTAGCTTTCGGCGCTGGCGGCGAGCTCAAGCGACTGGCGCATGTAGGCCAGCGGATTCATGCCCTTGAGCCGCGTCACGCCGTCGTAGCCCATGCCGGGAATATGGAGGATGTCGCCCTGCACATACTCGCGGGTGGTTGCGCCTTCGCGGTAGAGGTAGACCAGCAAGCCGGTTTCCGCGTCCTTACGCACGTCCATTTTCGAGGAGTCGAGCGGAACAAGCTCGGCCACCGCGGCGCGCCGGTCCACGCGGATAAGCGCGTAGAAGTTGCCGTCCGTGCAGAGGGACTGCTCCGCCACCTGCCAAAACTCGAACGCGCTCATGGCGTCATTGGGCGCATCGTGAAGGAGGTAGTACAGTTCGTGGTCACGCGCCAGCTCGCGGCCTTCGCCGGTACGCCTGAAGACCTGGCAGGGCAGAGAGCCGATGGTTTCGGAGCGCAAGCGCACGCAAGCGTTCAACGCATTGATGCGAAGGGCAACCTCAGTGCTATCGAACTGACCGAGAAATGAGCCGAATGACGGCGCTACTGAGCGGTACCAGAAGTCAGAATCAGGCGGTTCAGAAGCTCCGAGTTTAGTTAGTATTTTGCCAAAAAGGTTCAAGGTTGCCTGCTTCCCATATGGATTTCATTGGCTGGCCAATAATCGCAATCCCCGTCGCCATCGCCATAGCAATAACCGGGTCGATTCGCTTCGAGTTCTTCATCCGCTCGGGCTTCACCGGCTTGATGAGGTCGCCCGGCGCCTGCGTGATCTGCGTGCAGTCAACGGACCAGCGGACCAGCGGCGAGCCTTCATGTACGGCGGCCCGGTCGTAAACCAGCTTTTCAAACCGCCTACAGGCCGGGCTCATGGACTGATAGCCTTGCCCGAAGTCGATCACGTCTAGCCCGGCGTCTTGTAATTCTCGGGCGGTGTCGCGCGCGCCGTATCGGTCGAATGCGATCGCCTTAATGTCGTAATCGTCGGCCAGTTCTTTGATGTGGGCGGTGACATAGCGCCAGTCGGTTGTAGTTCCCGGCGTAAGCCGGATGTGGCCGTCAGCCGCCCACTGTGCATAGGGGACGCCGTCGCGTTTGCTTCGGTCTTCGATACGCTCGCCAGGCAGGTATGCCCAGACTTTGTAATAGACTTTTTCGCCCACCGGCCAGCACAGAGAGAATGCCGTTAGATCGTGTACCGCGGCAAGGTCGAGCCCGCCGTAGCAGGGATATCGGCGAAGTTCCGCCCAGTCAATCGGCGTGGGTGATGCGCAGACGTCCCATTCGTGAATCGGAATCCATTGGGTTTCTGCGGAGGTCCACTGGTTCAGGTACAGGCGCCGGAACTGGTTCTGTAGGTCCGGGCGGGCCATGGCCTCGTCAAACTTGCGCTTGTACTCTTCTATCTTTTGGTGTCCGGTTTCGAGGAGCGGGAGAGCCAGCGGCCATAGCTTTTTATCGGTCCAATCGGCGTCCTTCGGGACTTCGTAGATCAGCGGCAGGTAGGATGGGTCGGTTACCTCGCCCGATAGCACCCGGCGCGCGTATTCGTATTCGCGGTAGCAGATTGTTTCTTGGCTGCTTCCGGCCGTCGTGATGATGATTTCCAGCGGCTCCCGGCGCGACATGCTGCCGGTGGTGAGCGCGGCCAGTAGTTCCTGCTCGGCTGGCCCCCAGGCGTGGAGCTCGTCAAAAACTACCAGCGAAGGGTTGTAGCCGTGCTTTCCTTTGCCGTCAGCGGATAGCGCCCGGATAATCGAGCCGGTTTCCCGATGAACGATCTTTTTCTGTGATAGCGTCGGCTCGACCAACTCTAGCAGCGCTGGGTTCGTGCGGATCATCGACCAGATGGCCTCGAAGCAGATCGACGCTTGCGGCGCGTCGGTTGCGGCCATGTAGAGCTCCTGCTCGGGCTCCGGGTCCAGGAAAAACACGATCAGAGCGATGATGGCGGCCGTCTGCGTTTTAGCCTGCTTGCGGCCGAATGAGGCAAACACCTTGCGGATCAGCCGCGATCCGTCGGCCCGTTTCCAGCCGAAGATGTTAGCCACCAGCTTTTTGCTGTGCGGGAGAAGTACCAGCGGCTCCGGGCGCCGGCTCTTTGTGGACTTCGTGAGCGTGAGCGTTTCGGCGAAGGCGCAAGCGGTGTTTACGGCTTCGGCGTCGAAATAGGAGGATTCCATACTACTTGTGCGCCGATGACGCTTGCGTAAGCCTGCGCGAGCTTGAACACTACTTCCATTTCTTCCGGCGTCGTCGCCTTGATGATGTCTTCGGGGAGTTGCCCGGCGCCGTGCGGCTTAACCTTCAACTCCAGGTTTTCAGGCCGGTTGTCGGTGCGGATGCCGTTTTTGTGGTGGACTTCCTCGAACGGCTGGAGGGGGCGCTTGTGAACGTCTTCCCACACAAGGCGATGAACCTGATGAAGCTTTCCGCGCCAACGCACCCGTAAGTAACCATGCTGCTTACAGATATGGGTGGTAAATTTAGACCAATGCTCCGATTGGTTTGCCTGGCCGGTGGCCTTTAACTTGGATACCAATCGCTCCCAGTTTTCACGCTTGCCACACCCACACGATGCTGAAAGCTTGTATTTCAGGTGGCCTGTAGGCCGTAGGCATTCAACCCCGCAATCGCATGCGCATTTCCAAACTGCTTTTACTGATCGGCCAACAACCGCTGAACCGGCGCTACCAATCACCACCAGCCGCCCAAACCGCTGGCCGGTCAAATCAATCCTCTTCGGCACTTTCTTCTCCGCCCGCCGTCTCGGCAGTGTTTCTACAGGCCCTTCGCCCTTGCAATCAGCGCCAGCGTGGGCGATAGCGCCGTCGGCTTGCGAGTGTCCTTAATTCCGGCCCGTTGCCGGTTACGCGGCCCGATGTTGAGCTGCGAGCGTAGTTCGTCGATCTGTCGGCCCCAAGCCAGCTTTGTACGCCCGTCGGTTTCGTTGCGCCGCTCGATCATGGCGTCGGCCAGTTCGGCGTATTGGTCAGCGTCCACCTGCCGGATAGCCACGCCCGCGGCGCGGTTCTCGGCGACGAGCTTTTGGAACAGCTTCAGCCGATCGGATTTGCACCAGACGGGCGGGGTGATGTCTTCCTGTATCGGCTCGGGGATGACGCCGCCGTTGGCGACAGTGCCGCGCTTGCTGTCCGGTCGTGGTTGGAAGCCTCTAGCGCCCATATTGATAACTCCAAATCAGAAAGTTGGGAAAAACTTGCACGGGCGC